GGACGAGGATGGTGTAGATGTGGTGCATGAGAAGCAGCGCATGGCATTAGTGATATTGCGTAGTAACAAGCACGAGGAGTTTTTGTATGGAGGAGCTGCGGGTGGCGCGAAGTCGTGGACGGGTTGTAGTTGGATAATGTTTATGGCGATATGTTACCCTGGCACGAAGTACTTCATAGCGAGGAATGAGTTAAAGGATATTTTAGATTCGGTTTTAGTAACGTTTAACAAGGTTGCTAAGGAGTATGGTTTTACTGATTTCAAGTTTAATGCGGTAAAGAACTACATACAGTTTGGCAATGGTAGTCACATCAATTTCATAGAGATAAAGTACAAGCCTAGTGATCCGATGTTTGAGGATGTAGGTTCTACGGAGTACACTTGCGGTTGGATTGAGGAAGTTGGTGAGATACATGAAACGGGTGCTGCTGTAATAGCGAGTAGAGTTGGTAGGCATTTGAATGGGAAGTATGGGATAAAGGGAGTAGTGTTTTACACTTGTAACCCGAAAAGGAATTGGGCGAAGCGTGATTTCTATGACAAGGATAAGGCGGGAACGTTAGAGCCAGAGAAAGCGTATTTAAGTTGTTTAATTACTGAGAATCCGTTTATTGAGAAGGATTACGTAAGGAAGTTAAGGAAGATAGGTGAGAAGGACAAGAGTTTGTATGAGCGATTGTTCAAGGGGAATTGGGATTACGAGGACAACCCGTATCAGTTGTGTGAGCAGGAGATGATTGATATGGTTTTCTCGAACGACCATGTAGAGTCTGAAAAGGCTTATTTGACTGCGGATATTGCGAGGTTTGGTGCTGACAAGGCGGTAATCTTTGTGTGGATGGGTTGGAAGATAGTTGATATGTTAGAATTTGACATAAGTAAGACAACGGATATAAGTCATGCGATCATGCACTTTAGGAGGAAGTATAAGATACCGACTACGAGGTGTGTTGGTGATGCAGATGGAGTCGGTGGAGGAGTAATTGACCAAACGGGGATAAAGGGATTTAAGAATAATGCTAGAGCGATACGTAAGGGCAAGGATATGCCTAACTATAGGAATTTACAGGTACAATGTTTGTATTTATTGGCTGATAAGGTTAATGATGGTGGTTTGTGGATAGCTTATGATGGTTTAACGAATAAGCAAAAGAGTGAGATAAAGGAGGATTTGTCTCAGATACAGCGATTACCGAATATGAGGGCAGATTCTAAGTTAGATTGCAAGAGCAAGGGGGCTATAAAGAGTGATATTGGTAGGAGTCCAGATTACAGGGATGCGTTATTAATGCGAGTTTGGTTTGATTTAAAGAAATTTAAGCGTAATCTAGTGACAAAATGGACATAATGTATAGAAAAAATAAATAATATTTGTTTTTCTTATTTAAAAAAGCTATTATTGGAAAATATTTTATATTTTTGTCTAATATTCTTGTATGAAAGACTGTACTGTAACCAAATAAACTAGATGTCTAAGGAATTTATAGAGAAAAAGTACAATAGTGTATCGTTAGATACTGCTGTTCGGCAAAAGAAACAATTAAAATACTACACCAACTCTGAGGTACAGGAAGATGTACGTGTAGATTACTTCGAAAAGTACGTAGACAGGAAATATTACAACAACGATGTGTTTTTAAATTGGGCTAAGTCTATATTTAAGACGGATAACTTCTTATCGTTAGCAAAGTACTACAGAAATCCCAATCCTGCATCGTCTTTAATAAATAATAAGATAAAAGAGCCATTAACTAGGGTTTACTTTAGTGAGGATTCACATTTTAAGTATTGGATAAACGGTGAGTACGTTGATTGTCCTACGGAATTGGATGATGGCTTTGAGAAGGAGTTATTTGATGCAGTTTTGTTCAGATACAATGATATTATAGTCCACGACTTAGAGGATATAAATAAACCTTACAGAGAAATAATCGATATAGAGAAAGTTGTATCGATAGAATTGGAAAAGAAAAAGATTTGCAGAATAGCATATACGGCTATGGTCAGAATTGATGACGAGGACGTATATGGCTATGTTTACATTGACAAGGAGCGTTATCAGTTTTGGGATAAGGAGAGAGAGAACTTATTGATTGATGCGGTACATGATTACGGTGAATGTCCTACGACATTTGTTGTTGAGGATTGTTTTGATGATGATCCTATAGTAAAAGTATCTATCTTTTCGTATTTGAGGGCAGATTTAGAGGAATACACGTTTTTAAAGACGTTGCAAAGAATGACACACCCTAATGGTGCTTTCCCTACGGTTGTAAAGATAGAAACAAAGGAAATATCTGATGATAGCATGGATTTTGATGCTGCCAACGGAGAGCCGATGAGTATAGAGCAGTTAGGCGGTCAAGTATCACAAGAGGCTAGGTCTACTGCGGGTAATGGAACGGGGAGTGTATTCCAAGCGGGTTCAGAGATAACAGTTCCAGCTATTGAGAAGGCAGATGGTAGTATGGATATGGAGTTAGCAAAGAACTTCCTTACGTTTTACCATATACCAGTTGATATATTGGATTACATCAACAGAAAGATAAAAGAGGTAGAGAATGAAATCATAACATCTTGTTTAGGTGCTTATAGTGATAGGAATGATGTTTCTATGACTGAGATGCAGACAAGAAAGGGATTAGTCTCTATGGAGGATAAATTAAGGTGGTTTAGTAAGACCATGTCATTTTCTAGGGGTGCTAGTGATAGCATGATGCTTAGTTTGATGTATGGCAAGGATTCTGTCAAGTTGGATATATTCTACGGAAGCGATTTCTTTTTGGAGACGCAGATGGATATATACAATATGATTGAGAAGTCACCGAATAACATAGAAACTAGCAACTTATTGTTTAGACTAGCGCAGAGACGCAATATGTTTAACAAGGAGAAGGCTAAGAAGGAGGTTATACTTTACAAGTTAATGCCATACGGTACGAGTGCTGAATTTCAGTTAGCTGTTGACAATGGTATGGTTAGCGAGGTAGATTTTGACTTTCAGACTAGGTTTTCGTATTGGATTTCTATGTTTGAAGCGTTTTATGGCAGCATAGTTGTTTTCTGGAATGGTATGGATTCTAGTGATAGCGAAAAGCTGATAACTATAAATAATTTAATAATCAATTTAATAAATACTAACAAAAATGGGAAAGAAACCAGTAGTAACGCTTCGAGTTTATCGGGGGAGACAGATGAGTTATGACGCACAAGGGAATGTGCAGAATGAGAATCAACTAATAAAGTTACCACACGACACAGTTGAGTGGACAAACTTTATGAAAAACATTACATCTAACGGATATTTGAAAGTAGATGTTGAAAATTATCAGTTCTTTGAAAAGGGTGAGTGGAAGGATAGCGATAAGGCTATGGTTGAGAAAGAATTAGAAATCAACATGACTAAGCAGACAGAGGTTGCAATGACTGACGATCAAAAAAGGATTGCAGAACTTGAGGCTAAGTTGGAGAAGTTACTTGCTAGAGATGAGAAAAAGTCTAGTAAGAAAGTTGAGGTTAAAGAAAAGCCTATAGAGGACAAGAAGGAACGTGAGAATCTGCGTATTGAGTATGCGGAATTGAATGGAGGTAAGAAGGCATTTCCTGCGTGGGGTGCTGATAAGTTAAGAGAGAAGATTTTGGAACTTAAAGGCGAGATGGACTAATGGAATTTACACAGGATTTTATAGAAGCGAATGGTCTTGAAGCTAATCAAGTAGAGGCTATTACAAAATACATTGATAGTGAGGTTAAGCCATCTATCAAGAAAGAGTATGACGGAGTTGCTAACAAAAATGCAGAGGCTATTTTAACGGGAGCGTCAAAATTTGCTAGAGAGTCAATTGATATTGAAATAGAAAGGGAGAAAGGAGAAAAGTGGGGTGATTACTTAAACCGTATTTCGGATGCTAAATTTTCATCTAGGCTTTCAGATTTAAAGAATAAAGAATCTGAGTTAGAGGATAAGTTAAAGAATTTCAAAGGAAGTTCTGAGTTGAAGGAGAAGTATGAGTTAGAGTTATCTAAGAACGATGATTTGTTGAAACAGTTAGCGGAGTTAGAGCCGTTAAAGGGATTAGACGAAAAGTACAAAGCTGCATCAGAGCAGTTAAGTGGGTTAAAGTTGAACGTAGCATTTAATAGTGTTAAGCCAAACTTCCCAGATACAGTAAACGCTTACGAGGCTAAGGCTAAGTGGGATGAATTTAAGAATGACGTATTATCTAAATATACGATAGAGCTTGTGGATAATGAGCCTATTGCTATTGATAAGGATAACGAACATAAGAGAAAGCCTTTAAAGGAATTGTTGGAGGGTAATAGTAACATCGGTGATTTACTAAAGACAAGACAACAATCGGGTACTGGTGCAAAATCAGCAGACTTAATGGATGTTGAGGGAGTTCCATTTAAAGTACCACAAGGTGCAACGAGTGAGGAGCAATCTAAAATGGTGAGGGAATATCTAGTAGAGAAGCTAGGAAGTCCGTTACACAAAGATTTCTCAAAAGAAATGGTGGATTTGCTTACTAAAGTCAAACAATCTGCCAAATAGCGAAAGACCGCAAAGAGTGAATAGTAATAATTAATTTTAAAAACAAAAAAAATGTCTTACATTAATGCAACTTTATGGAATGATTTGCAGGTCTCAAACGCAACAAACGAAAAAAGGTTTGCGGAACTTGGAATCATTGACGCTGTAAAAGGCAGCACACCTGGTGTGGATTACGTTCCACCATCAGTACAAGAACAATTAAGAAGTGTATCTTCTTTACGTAACGTAGAAATTCCTGTTATTAAGGATCAGTCGGTAACTGTTACCACTACACCTGGTTTCTCTAGCATACCTTCTAACTTACCAGAGAGTGATAAGTATTTCTTTCAAGCGTATGACGTATTTAGTGGTTTCAGACACTACCCTGCTGCACACGCAAACAACATGATTGATTCTGATTTTCAGAGACAAGCTGTAATGAACAACGTAGCATACCAAATGGGTATTACTGTTGAGGGAATCTTATCTACTCAATTAGAGGCTAGAAAGAGTCAGTTGTTAGATTACACTACTCAAGTATCTCAAGGTGATGGTACTTTTACTTTTGATGGTGCTTCTGATACTTTAAATGTATCTAAGGCTGCTCAAAAGGAAACAATGTTTTGGAACTTAGATCAGTTGATGACTGCTAATGAGTTACCTGGTTCTTACCGTTTAGTAACTTCAAGAGGTGGTACTGCTGTACAACGTTCTGAGGCAGCTAAGTATGGTTCTAACAACGAGAAGAACTTACAAGCATTAGGAATGTTACCAGGAGATAGAATCCACGAAACAGGGAATATCTCTGCGGGTTCTGATAACTTCAATGGTTTCTTCTTGAGAGATGGTTCTATTGGTGTTTATGAAAACTTCCCATACGATTTCCGTAACGGAACACGTATCGACGGTAGAGAGTGGTCTATTTCTGATGTTGAGTTACCTCACGTTAAGATGAGAGCTAACATCTACACTAACGCACAAGCGACTGATGCAACTGCATTGATTTCTAGCGGTACTGATTCTAACCTTATCATGTCTCACTTTGAGGAGATGGCTATTTGGGTACGTTTCTATGTAGTTTACAGATACAACTCTGATTTGACTACAAGAGCAAATGATATTGTTAAGATCGTTGGACTTACATCGTAATTATTAACCTTTAAAAACACAATAAAATGGGTATTGGATATAGAAAAGTTTTATCACAAGTGGGTAGCGAGGTCGTTGACCAACTTGATGAAAGAACGGGTGTTGCACCAGCACAAGTAATTGCTGATGGTGAAGCCTTAGACACGAAGATGGCGGGTTTTACAGGTAGTTTATCTGTAATAACTGCTGACGATAGTGGTATAGCAACTTGCTATGTTACTGCGGGAGCGCAAGAGATAGGTTCTGTAACTAGTGGTGCTGGTTTATCAGACACTAAAGGTACTGCTTCAAAAATCAACGTTTACGTTGAGGGTGGTACTATTAAGATTGAGAATCAAACAGGAGCAGATATTTCTGTAGAAGCTAGATTACATTAATAATTAGATAGTTATGGTATTAGGTATTTCAGAGGATTTCACGAGTAATGTTGTATTTGACGCACAGTTAAAGGATATACCCACAAGTGGGTTGTATATTAATAGTGGTGTTCATCCATCTATTACTACTGAGAATCTAATGGATTTCTTACCTAAAATAGATTTATCTTTTCAAGAATGGGATGAAACGAAGGATTACAATTCTTTTATGACATCTAGGAATAGGGTAGATATTGTTACTAAAAACAGCAATATCTACCAATCTATTAAATCTTCAAACTTAAATCAAGACCCCGAAACGGAGACAGATTTTTGGTTACTAACCAACATTGAAAGTTTAAGATTAAAGATATTCTTAGAGAAAGTAAAAGACAAGGTATATTCTGATTTGTCCTTGACAAAACGATTGGTTAACAATCAGTACATCTACGATAATGGTGAAAAGCATTTAACTACACTTGAGAACAATTACGCAGCGTGGGTAATAGAGCCAAAAGGTTCTGATTACGTTTCGATTAGAATAAACGAGATTTCCATCGAAAAAGATGGAACAACACCTGTAAATGTATATGTTATAAATCAAGATAGGTTACTTGAAACTATTACGGTATCACCAGATAACGGTAGATTAAATTTTGTTGATACAGATATAGTATTCAATGGCAAAGGAACTTTTAAGTTAGCTATTGATAGTACGGATATGTATGTAGGAAACGCAACCGTTGATCCGTTAATGTTTGACGGTTTCGTAGCCTATACAGCAAATGGTACTGGTGATGCACCAGAGACGGCAGATTACACTTATAACACTTTCGGAAACGGAATAGGTATTAATGTAACTGCATATTTAGATGCTACTAACTATATCGAGGAAAATTTAAGTGAGTTAGGTAACTATGTTAGAGCTACTTTTGAGTACATGGTATTTCAGTTGTTTTTACACAACTCTAATAACCGTAGTAACAGAAGTCAGAGATTACAGATGGATGACCAACTTCTAATGGGTGAATTAAAGAACACTAAATTAGATACGGTTGTTTCTAGGTATCACAAAGAGTTGAAAAGAGCTAAAACGGCTATGAGTAAGACTTTCGATACGCAGTTAAACGATCACGATGGAATCCAAGTAAAAATAGGCTCTGTATAATGAATAATTTACTTAATACTGCTGTAGGCATTGACAAAACAATACTAGATATACAAACGGACTTGTATAATCAACTTAGTGATGTTTGGGCGGGTGAAATAGACGGTTACGGTAGAGTTTACAAAAACCCTACTAATACTGGTGAGGATATTCCAGACTATTACCGTACATCAAAGATTGTAACACCTTCATGGTATAATGCTAAATTGCAAGATTATGAAGATACGTTCTTTGATGACAACAAGGCGGGTGTATTTTGTTTTCTTACACAAGAGAATGATGACACTCAAGATTCTATAGTTTACACTTCTGATGTAAAGATTGCTTTCATGGTAGATTTGAGTAAAATCTATCCAACTTTAGATGAACGGCAAGATTCGAGAGCGCAGAGAGATGTTGTTGAGATTTTAAGAAACTTTAGTTTTGAGAGATATGAGATAACGGGTATTGAACGTAGAATTGACTTTGTATTTAGGGAGTACACAACATCGACCATTAGGTTTAATGA